CTTACCAGATTCATTATTTTTAATTACTGGGAATTTAAAACCAGAATCTGAATACATAAGTGCTGGTAAATCAACTGGACTACCAAGATTGATAGGTCTAATTAAATCCTGCTCCTTCTTGGTAGTAAATACTCCTGCACGAATATTAGATATCTTCTGTTCCCTTGAATCAATCTTACGTTTATCTTTTGGGTCATTATAATCTAATTCTTCAAGTTCAGCCTCAATAGATTCGATATATTTCTCAACCTTTTGCTGATTGAATTTCTTTACAAACTTCTTTACCCTTGGTAAATCATATATTGCTTGTCTAGCAGCATCAATCTTCGGTTTATATTCCTCAAGTAATTTCTGGTTGAAATCTCTATCAAGGTATAATCCCTCTTTCTCTACGGAGGTTAATACCCGGGAATTACACATAAATAAATTACGGAATACAGAATACATCTTTAAATCAATTAACTTCTTCTCAAAGAATATCATTAATCGTAATGTAAAGTCTGTATCTTGACAACCATATTTACATAATGGGTCTAACTCTTTTTTATCCCAAGGTATCTTATCAAACTTATCTTGCTTTTCATAATCACCGTATTCAGGTAAATATCTTCTAACCATATCCTTTAGACCGTGAGGTTTTTCTTCGTTGAGAACATATTTTGCAAGCATACCATCTAAGCATGTACCTCTATAATAGATATGATACTTTTGATTAATCTGGTCATCAAACTTCCAGTTCCATGCAACCTTTACAATATCATAATTCTCAATAATCTCTTCCCCAAATTTCCTTAACATCTTCTTCCAGTTCCATCCCGGTGAAGTATATTCTTTTGTTTGGAAATGGTCTAAAGGAATAGAAGCACCAAACCCTGGCATCCAAGATACTGAAAGAATAGTTGGCTTGAAACTTTTATTATAGATTGGTTCAGCATTAGTTTCATAGTCACAGCAAGCATAACCAGTTGCTTTACAACAAGCAATGAGTTTCTTGAGTTCTCTTTTGTTCTTAATTATTGTATACCGTGTCTCCATTATCTAACTCCTTTCAATACCCGATGAATAAAGTACCTAGAATATCCATACTTAATGGATATTTTCTTTATACTAAGACCCTTTTCTTTATGGTCTATCATTATTAGATTCCTCTCTTTATCAGAAAAAGTATGTATATAATTAGAGCCCTTAAAACCTAATTCATAATTATGTTTTAAATTTTCTGACCTTGAAACCGCTCTTAAATTAGATACTCGATTATCGGTTTTTATACCATTTATATGGTCAATATCATACCCATTTGGTATATTACCAATCCAAGCTTCGTATACTAGCCTGTGTATATAAAACCTCTTTCTAAAAAGTGTACATTGTAAATAGCCATTAGATTTTAACGATACATACTTTTTTCTCCAAGTATTAGAAATCACGGTAGTAGTACCTTTCCTACCTTCTCCTTTCCCTTTAACTCCTACTCTTTTAATAGAAGTAAAAAGGATACCCCTTTTAGATATATAATATCCAGGGTATCCTTTTATATTTGAATACTTAGTAGTCATCTTTCAAATCCTCTAAATTACAAGATAAGAAATGCCAGTCTTTTTTGTATATATGTAATGAATCTATGGTATGATATAGATAACCAGGCTTTACTCCTACTTCTTTAGCTACATATTCCATTAATCTCCAAGCTAAATATATATCATTACCGAAATGTTGGGCAAAATCTGAACTCCTTTGGTGATAACAAATATGTAATACCTTCTCTCCTTTACCATTCTGACGAATAAGGAAATCATAATACATAGAGCAGGGAATACGTTTACTTCCATCAAGGAATCTTAAGTCTGTACCATGAAATATAGGGAGTACTGCCTTACGAGTATCATTATCCCTTTTAAGGAGTTCGATAACAGATTGCATGGCAGAATCACAATTGAATGATGTACTACCATACAGATATAATTGATTCCAAATACGTTCTGGATAAGTAT